CGCGACTATTGGATGAACGCCTCCTACTTCGGCGGTCACCAATGGGTTTGGTGGGATCACACCCGTAACATCGTCCAAGAACTTGACTATGCGACCGAAGCGGAACGGTTCACCCGTATCACCGTCGACAAGTTCGGCCCCCGCGTCACCAACCTGATCGCCCGAATGACCCGCTCTCCGCTCGTCTGGGAAGTGGAACCGTCCGGTATCGACGACTCCAGCCTGCGCCGTCAGCGTCTCCAAGAGCAACTGTTGTTGTCCGAAGCACACGAACAGGATTGGGCTGAGATCCGGGAAGAATCCCTGCTCCAGACCCTTTTTGGTGGTGCCGCCGCCGTCTCGGTGGACTGGGATCCCGGTTTGGGCAAGGTTGTCGCCACCGACCCGGTGACCGGCATTGACATCCCTGCCGGTGGTGTGAGACTCACCCCGTTGGGCATCTCCGAGTTCTGTTTGGAACCCGGCTCCCCCGATGTGGAGTCGGCCCGCTACTGGATTCGCTGTGTCGCTCTACCCCCTGAGCAGGTGAAAGAGCGGTACAATCTGGATTGGGATCCGGTGCCGGACGCCGAAGCCGCCCTGTCGGCACGGCATCGCACCCTCCTGTCGCGCCGTCCGCAAGGCCAACCGCCTCGCCTCACCCTCGTCTACTGCTACTACGAACGTCCCACCAACCGGACTCCGGGCTGTGTCGTCCATGTGGTCAACAACAAGCAGGTGTATTCGTATGGCGACGGGCAAGGCTGGCCGTTCCCGTTCACCAGCCTCAACCTCGCTGTCTTCACCCAGCGACGCATCCCGCGCACATGGGTCGGCCACACCCTCCTCACCCCTGCTCGAGACATCCAGTACGCCTACAACCGTGCTCGCTCCACCATCCTCGAGCATATGCGCAAGGCTGCGAACGCCCGACTGATGGTCCCCGCCGGATCCATCGAAGACTCCGATGTCATCACCACCGACCCTGCGGACGTGATGGAATACAACGCTGAGCTGGGCGAACCGCATTGGCAGACCGCCCCCGACGTGCCACGTTGGATCAGCATGGAAGCCGCCCAACTGGAAGCAGAGATGGACGACATCTTCTTCACCCATGCGGTGTCTCGAGGTCAAGCCCCCGGCGACCGCAACTCCGGTTTGGCGTTGTCGGTGCTCGCCGAGAAGGACGACACTCCGCTCGGCCCGATGGCCCGCAACCAGTCGGCGATGTGGGCGCGGATCGGCAAGATGACGTTGCAGATGTATCGGGCGTACGCCTCCCAGTCGGGCATGGTTCGCACCCAGACGCTCACCACCCCGCAAGGCAACACCCTCCAGTTCGAGTGGACTGCCGAAGACATTGAGGAATATCCGCAGGTCAAAGTGCCTTTGGATGCGACCGCCCCCCGCTCCAAGATCGCCACCCAGTCGGTTATCACCAGCCTCGCCCAACAGTTTCCACAGGCATTCCAGAATGTGGACGGAACCGCTTTGGCGCGAATGTTGGATCTCCCCGACCCTCGAGGGTTCCTCGGTTCCACCGACCCGGATGTCACGAAAGCCGAATGGGAGAACGGTCTGCTCATGCAGGCTGTCCCCGTCATGCCCGCCGACTTCGACGACCACGCCAAACACATCGCCCAACACAACCGGGAACGCAAATCCCCTGCATACGAACTTGCGAACCCTGAAGTGCGTCAGACGATCGACCTGCACATCCAAGCCCATCAGACGATGGCCGCCGAAGAAGCGATGCAACAGATGGCGCAGATGCAACAGATGCCAGGGTCCGAAGCCCTGCCGCAAGCCAACGAGCCAGCCGGTTCGATGGTTCCCCAAGCAATGACCGGCCAGCCCGGCGTACCTCAGGAGATGATGCCCCAATGACCGACTTCGCCCCCGAAGGCGTGGTGGATGCCACCCCGACAGGAGAAGCCCCTGCCGAAACCCCTGCCGCCGACATCAACTGGCAAGAGAAATACCAGTCTGAGGTGCAGGACCGCATCAAGGAACGTGAACGGTACAAGCCGTTCGTTCAGACGTTCGGACGTATGCACCCCGACGACGCCCGTGCGGTACAGGAGTTTGCTACCGCTTTCGCATCCGGTGACACCGAAACCGCAGTCCGATGGATGGTCGACAACGCTCGCACCCTCGCCGGAGATCGCTTCGACACCTACATCACCCCTGCTCAACAGCAGGCGATCAACACGCAGGTCGCCCAGCAGGCGTACTCGGACGGCACCAACGCCGGTATGACCCCCGACCAGGTGGAACAGCTCGTTCAGACCCGGTTGCAGGAGTCGTTCCAGCAGATCCAGCAGGCGCAGGTACAACAGCAGTACGAACGCCAGATCGAGGAGACATTGACCCAGCATGGTCTCGCACCGGACACCCCGCTCGCAACGGCTGCCATTGTGGCCGCCTCAAAGCGATCCGACCTTGACCTCAGCGCAGCCATTCGTGAGGTGGAGGAACAAGTTCTGGCGCAAGCGCAACAGATCGCAACCCGACGCGCCGAAGCCGGTGCGAGCATGGGTGCGCCGATCGTCAACGGAGTCCCGGTCGTCTCGCCGAACGGACAGCAGATGACACCCCGTGAACGTGCGATGGCTCGCCTCGCACAGAACGGACTGTGACGTAACGTCAGCATAAGGGAAGGCACCCTTATCCTTTTGGGTGACCGCTGATGTCCCCGTCTGATGCGTTACTCTCTCCGCGTCAGACGGGGCGATTCCCTTGACAGCATCCGCACACTTGTGTGTATGCTTACACCTGAACCGGATGGTTCACCCCATAGGTACCCCCATTGGATGATGGGTTGAGACAGCCGGACGGCTACCGCTCAGACAGGTTCCGATTCCCCCCAATCAGATTCTCTCTCACGGAAAGCAAACCATCATGGCCGCAACCCTCTCCACAGTCGATGCCATCCTGAAGGATGACTACAAGGAATACCTCGACAACCTCAACGAGGCGAACTTCATTCTCTCGCAGGTCGAAACCCGCAAGGACACCGTGCAGGGCCGTATCGCCCGTCACGCCGTCCACTTGGGTCGCTCGTCCGGTGTCGGTGCTCGCGCCGAGTCCGGCACCCTCCCCACCGCCGCCAACCAGTCGTACGCGACGGTCCCGGTTCCGGTCCGCTACGTCTACGGACGCATCCAGCTGTCCGGCCCGACGATCAAGCAGGCTGTCACCGACCGTGGTGCTTTCATCGACGCGCTCGACGCCGAAATGGAAGGCATCAAGAAGGACGCGATGAAGGACGTGAACCGCCAGTTGTGGGGTACGTCCAACGGTGTGATCGCCCAATGCGGCACCACCTCGTCGTCCACCACCGTCGTGTTGGCTTCCACCACCGGAACCACCGCTCTGCGTCAGCTGTTCTTCGACGGCGGCATGGTCGTGGACATCGGAACGGTCGCTTCGCCCGCCACGATCGCGTCGGCTCGTACCGTCACCTCGGTCGACGAGACGAACAAGACGATCGCCATCTCGGGTGCTGCGGTCACCACGTCGTCGAGCCACTTCGTGTTCCGCGCCGGAGCCGGTGGAGCGTCCAACAACAGCGGTCAGCCCGGCGACGGACAGATCGAGTTGACCGGCCTCCAGACCATCGTCGACGACACCGCCGTGTTGCACACCATCGACCCGTCGTCGCAGCCGAAGTGGAAGGCGTACGTCAACAGCAACTCGGGTACCAACCGTTCGGTCACCGAGTCGCTCATCACCGGTTCCATCATGAAGGTTCTCACCAACTCGGGCAAGAAGCCCAGCCTGTTGGTGTCAGCCGAAGGCGTGAACCTGGCCATCAGCAACCTGCTGTTGAGCCTGAAGCGCAACATGGAGCAGACCCAGTTGAAGGGTGGCTACGCGGGCATCCAGTTCTACAGCCCGTCGGTGTCCGGCAAGGGTGACGAGGCTCCCACGGCCCTGTACGCCGACTTCGACTGCCCGAACAACCGCCTGTACGGTGTGAACCCCGAAGTGTTGGTGTTCCATCAGGTGGGCGACGGCTTCCAGTTCATGGACCTCGACGGCGCGGTGATGAACCGTAAGCCCGACCAGGATGCGTACGAGGCGACCCTGTACATGTACGGCGAACTTGCCTGCAAGCAGCGCAACGCCCACTTCGTCATCAAGGATCTCACCGAGGTGAGCATCTGACATGGCCGCATCCGTCAGCATCACCTACGGGCCGGAAGTCCCCGGTTCGCGCAAGGAAGTGTTCGGTGTCATCACTTTCGACTCGTCGTACCCGACGGGTGGAGAGGCTGTCACTCTCGCACAGCTCGGCGTGAACCGGCTCGACTGGCTCGAAGTTTCCACCGTGAACGGCAACGTCCCTTCGTGGGACGGCTCGACCTCGAGTCCGAAGGTCAAGTTGTTCTGGGTGGACACCACCACCGACGGCGCACCGTTGGCTGAGGTTCCGAACACCACCAACGTCTCCACGACGACTGTTCGGTTCCACGCCATCGGAGCCTGACCAAACAATCCCCCAAACGTTAGGGCCGGTTGCCGAAAGGTGACCGGCCCTTTCGTCTAGGATGACACCATGATTCGTGCAGCAGATTTGATGGGCAACGTCGCCGGTGGCGGCGAGATGGCAGAAGTGTCGTTTGACGTGTATGACATCGCCAACCGTATCCAGCGTGGTGACGAATCCGGGTGGCGTGGCGACCCGTCCGCATCCCTCATGTTCAACCCTCTGGCAGGACGGTTTGAGGTGTGGATGGTCGATGCGATGGGAACCCCATATGTGGCGTGTTCTCACACTCGCTGCGACCACACGCTGATCGTCAAACTGATCGAGGGTGACTGGCAGAAGGGTAAAGCTCTGCATGACGACCTGATGAAGAAGAACAAGCAGATTCGGGACGCTCACGAAACCGCCGAGAAAGAGAAAAGGTTGGAGTTGGCCGACAAACTGCATTGGGCGTTGGTGCGCGATGTGGGACACTTGGAAGGCTCCAACCGTCGGATCCACAGCATGAACGAGAAAGGCAAGTAGTGGCCTCATACACCGTGAACAAAGCGAAACACGCTGTGTTGACACCGAATACGGTGGACACGGTGTCGTTTGGCGACTCGGTGTCGTTTCTCATCATCTCGAACCGAACCACGTCCGGTTCCCCGATTTTCTTCACGTTCGGCGACCCGAGCAAAGGTGTCCCTACCCCGACGGTGAACGGCGACGACTGCTATGTGGTTGGCATCGGCATGACGCTCAGCCTGGTCGGCGACGGCACAGCCTCCGACGTGAAACTGATTTCCAACGGCGCACAGTCGTACAGCGTGATGGTGGTGTGAGATGAACAGACTTGAACTTCGTAACGCTGTGAAAGACCGGCTGGCCATCAAGTCGGATGGTTCCGGCAACAGCCTTGACGGCCTGATTACGAACACGTTTGTCAACACCAGCCTGAACGACGCTCTAAACCGGGTGAGCATGGAGCGCGACTGGTGGTGGCTTGCTTCGACCGCCAGCCTGTCGTTTGACACGGTGAACGGTGCCGCAACCCTCCCATCAGACTTCATGCGAGCCAACGAGCTGGTCATCAACTCGTCGCCCGCCGAATGGGTTCCCCTCGAGACGTTCCTCGACCCCACGTCGGACAACAGCACTTACGGGTGGACGATCTACGGCAACCAAGCCAAGATTGTCCCGGTTCCGTCCACCACCACCGCAGGCACCCTCTACTACTTCCGGTCTGAGCCAGCCCTTTCAAGCGACTCGTCCAGCCCTCTGATGCCGGTCGTCTACCATTCGGTGATTGTCGCCTACGCCTCCCATCTGTGCGCAGCCCGACGCCAAGACGAACAGCGAGCGTCGCTGTACTTGCAGGAGTACGGCACGTTCCTGAAGTCGATGAACGACGACAATCGGACGACAATCAAACGGCGCATCAAGTTCACTCGCGCCCGCGACTACGCCACTTGGGAGTAACCGATGGGTTCCTTCCAAATCGTCTACGACGACTTCTCTGGTGGCGAGTACATGGGGCCACGCTCCACGAACCTGCCGAAGAACACGTTCTCCGGTGTGAATGTTGCTAACAACCCTCACGGGCAACTGATGGCATACGGTACGGCGACGCTCGCATACACGGCAACCGCCGTCACAAACAGCACCGGCGCACAAATCCCCGACCAATGGATCATCGGGACAAACATTTATTCGTTCTGCCAATGGGATGTCAGTTCTACCTGGACCGCCAAAATGGTCAAGTTTGATGTCGCCAACGGAACCGTATTTCCGACACCCACAGCGACTACCACCAGTTTGACTGGGCAAATCGGAGGCAAGGTCGCCTACGACAATGCGTCCACCAAGTTCTTTTATGTTCGGGTGGACGGGGCGAACGCAGGGTTCATTCGCAGCGTCACTACCGGCGGCACCGATACGAGCGTCTCAACCGTCCTCGGTGGCACAGGCATCACCGACCTCGTTTCGTATGGATACCGGACAGTCGCCTACGGCCCAACCGCCAAACGCTTATACTACTCGAACACCGACCTGACAACATGGTCGACAAGCCAGTATTACGAGTTCTCCGGCGAAATCCTGAATGTGTTGCCCCGTTCCAACGACCTGCTTGTCGTCTGCACTACCGGCCTATTCAGCGTCGTTGGGGTACTCGGCTCGTCTGTGACCATTCAACAACTGTTGTCGTCAGCGAACACCCCTGAAGGGATGCGCGACGCCATCATCGTCGGTCGCCAAGCGTTCTTCCCTGACAGCAGCCAGTCCGGCAATGTTGATGGGCGCATCTACGTTCTACAAGGCACCAACATCCAGCCCGCTTTTACCCTTGACTACGAAATCGTGGAAGGTCTAAACACCGACGGTGGCCCGCAACAAATTAGATGTTTCAACACAGCTGACGGGCAGATCGGCATTCTCACAAAGAACGGCACAAGTTCGTACACGCGCCGCCCCGACGGAACATGGATGAGACACGCCCAACTTGACGGCGATTTTGCTCCCAGCATTGAACGCAACGCTGTCAGCCAAATGCACATGGGTCGCCCCGGACCGCAAGCACAATCCGAGTACGTCGTGTATGCGATGGCTGACGCGGGAGACGGATACGACATCAACTTTTATCGTCTCATCAACAACGTGACTGCCCCAACAAACACCGACTACGACTTTTCGCCTGCATCCACAGCATCAGGGTCAACCGGCTATCCGACAGGGACAGTCACCCTGCCCGAGTTTTGGCACAACAAACCTTTCACCGTCAAACACGCGATTATCGAATGGTCTGGTGACACAAACAGCACTCTGACAGCCCGTATCCGATCAACGGGCATCTTGGACACCGACAGCCTCGCGGCTTACACCGGAGGAACCTCGTCGACGATCACCACTACGTTGGGGCCAACTGTCGTTTATGGGGTTTACAACACCGAACGCTTCTACATTGACAACGCCCAGAAAGGCATGGGTGCCAAACTGATCCTCGGGCTTACACAATGTCGCGTCAAGCGTGTCATCCTGGTGTGCGAGGACTGAGATGCCGTTCGCATACACGTTCCGCGCCGACGACCTAGAGACAGTCGCCAACCAGGACAAAGACCTGCTCGAGAACCGCGATCGGGAACTCGAGTTGTACCTGAACCAGCCCAACGTCAAATTGCGACGGGTCGCAACACAAACAATTAGTCCTAGTACGACTGTGGCCGTCAGTTTTGATACTGAAGATTCTGATGACAGCGGGTTTTTCCCTGGTTCCGGCACAACGCTTACAGTTCCATCAGGATTGGGCGGTCTGTATGTAGTTGGCGGTCAAGTAAATTGGAGTGCAAATCCGACAGGTTCCAGTATACGTTTCAGGGTAAATGGCATAAGCTTTTTATTGTTGAGTTTCGGAAACGTAACCCCAGTCCAAGTTGGTTCTAGCGTCTACCTCAATGGCGGCGACACTTTGGATATGGCAATCACCCAGACATCAGGTCTAACGGCAACCGCTACAGCAACCTTCTGGTTGACCCGAGTGCTGGCATAATAGGAACGAAAGGAGCCTGACATGACTATCCCCCCGTCCCTCGCACAGCCGTCATTCACACAGGCTCCCATCGAGACAACCGACCCCAACGCGATCTCTAAGACAATCATGGACGCGAAAGGCGACCTGCTAACAGCCACCGGCGCAGACACCCCTGCGAGGCTCGCTGTCGGCACAGACGGACAGGTGCTCGTCGCCGACTCCACCCAAACCACCGGCCTGAAATGGGCTGTTGACCCGACCACCACCTCATTTGACGCTAAAGGCGACCTGCTGGTCGGAACCGGCCCTGACGCCTACACCCGTGTCCCCGTCGGCACCAACAATCAGGTGCTCGTCGCCGACTCCGCTGAAGCGTCCGGTGTCCGCTGGTCATCCGAACAAGACCCCAATGCGATCACCAAGAGCATCATCGACGCCAAAGGTGACCTGATCGCTGGCACCGCCGCCGACACCCCAGCACGACTGGCGGTCGGCTCCGACGGGCAGTATCTGATCGCAGACTCGACACAGGCGGCAGGGATCAAATGGGCGGCTCCCAACATCACGCTCGGCACCGAAACATCCGGCGACTATGTCGCTGGGG